CTTGAAGCTATGTTCAGTTCAAAACGTATCAGTCATGAAAAATCCTGTCTGGAGTTTTTGGGTCAACTCCATAAAGACATTCATGCCGATTTAATGGTAGCAGAATCGGGATATATCAGTTCTAAAGGATATATCTGTTCAATTCTTGATAATTTGAAGCTCCCGAGACAATTTTTTGAAGGTAAGATTTCTTTAACCTTAAAAAACGCTATTGTCTCGTACTCATCAAACCGACCTACCAGTGGTTTAAAGCGTGATCCGCTGGAACTATTTCTATCTGACGAAATTGATCGTGTCAGACAACTATATATTGGGGTCTTAGACTCGGTGTATTGTTTACTGGGGCGCTGTCCTAGTCTCACAGCAATGAAATCCTTCTGTTATAGGTACTTCATATATGCTCTTCTTGCTTGTCTTGAAGAACGTTTTAAACAGCATACTGCTTATCTGGTATGCAGTCTTACTCCATTTAGTGAGAGACCTGTCGTTGACTGGTTCCCTAATGAAATCCCTGGAGTGATTTTAGGTGGTTGGGTTCGTCGCTTCTTCCGAGTGAAAGGAAGAAGTCAAAAAGACAAAATTCAATTGGCTATGTCGCTACAAAATTCAAAAAGGGCTGCAAAACCGATCTCTATTGATAAACAAGAGAAAGCTGTTTTGAACCATCAAGATAATATGCGAGGTATGAACTATAAACCGTACGATAATACCGGATGGATGTTAGCTAAAATTAAAGATAAAGTTAGGGAACTAACTAAGATCTATTATCCACCACACTTAGATAGTAAAATACCTGTGTGGAGAACCCCTTCTTATGGCGCTTGCTATGAGAGAAGCTCACTAATAGGTGGCTCGACTGATCTCTTCCATGATTTCACATTAGATGACTCTTGGGCTTATTTTGATAATTGTAAAAATAAGTTCACAGGTCTCTTTGAATATAAGGAGGAGTGGAGTAGAGAGATATTAGAGGAGTATGAGAATTTAAATATGAATGCTTACCATTATGGTGACTTAGATACCGTTAAAGGTACCATTCCTATCTATTCATTTGGATTTAAAATCGACGATGTACGTAATGAACTTAATTATAATATCAATAAAAGATATGATAATAATGTTCGTACAAAGTGTCGCTATAGTATGGTCCTCGAACCTTTTAAAGTTAGAGGAGTTACTATGGGCGAAGGTTTTGTATATCAAATGGGTAGACTCATTCAACCTGTCCTTCATGGACAGCTGCGTGATCCGAATGGTCCTTTCCGTTTTATCGGAGAGAGACATAATGTGGATGATATTAATAAAATATATAATAATACTATATTAACATCCCTAAAAAGGTTCATAGAAGATTCTCAAAATGGTTCTTGGCTAACTACGAAACATAAAGTATTTTTTGTAGCAGGAGACTATAAAGACGCAACAGATAACATGCATCCAGATATACCTTGGACTTTTATTGACGCACTGAGAGAGAATAAGAGTTTTCAAGATCTTTGGATAAAAGTTCTTGATCTAACTTTATCAGGTCATTCTATAGAGTATGACGTTGGCTCGTGCGGTCTTTTCTTTAACGACTATCCTGAATTTCGGGATCGAGTCATTCAGGAGTGGGGACAATTAATGGGATCTCCCACAAGTTTTCCAGTTCTTAACATATGCAATGCTGCTATGTTATGGGTTGCTTGTGAGGTTTATGAAGACCGTTGTCTCCCTTGGGGCGAAATTATTGGATCGTATTGTCCTCTTTTTAATGGGGATGATACTTCTTTCCTTTCTAACCCTTTTCATTATGATACGTGGGCTGTGGTTTGTGCTGCAGCTGGCCTCTCTCTTTCACCTGGTAAGAATTATTGTTCTGACGAGTTCGTCAACATTAATTCAACTAATTACTTTGGTGAAAAGGAGCCACTGGATAATGACGGTGATTTTTTTAGAGTTTCTAACTTTAAGGAATTATTTGTTGTTAATCCTGGATTAATAAAAGGTCAATCTAAGGTTTTAGGTAAAACTGGTGAAGTTCTTACTTCGCTTGGTTCTACTTGTGACCAGCTTGAAGAGTGTATTAGAGTAGCGTCCACAGAGCAGAAAGCTCGTTGCTATGAGGTTTTCGAACATCATATGCACGACAAACTTTCAAAGTCTGTGCGTCCATGGAAGCTCCCACGCTTATTTGGTGGTTTGGGTTTACCCTTTGGTAAAGACCCCACCTTACCTCAAATCATAGTAGCTAAACAGCAGTTTACTAAATATCGTGATTTGACTGACGACTCAATTAAGAAAGAAAATGATCGTATGGCTAATTGTTATTTTGATCAGATTTGTGAACAAAATGAACTAGAATTGGTTAAACCAAAACTCGTCCGAAATGACGACAAAACTAATTGTTTACAAACAACAGATCAGGCCTACTTTAAAACTCCTTCTCTCACCCCCTCCTTCCTCAACTCTGCAATACGACAACGAACAATTGAAGTCGCGAAGAGTATTCTATACGCAAAAGATAAAGGGTCAAAACAAAATTATGACCTTTATAAAAAAATCTTCCAATGTACGGATGCAAAAGAAAAAGATAGACTCTCAAAGAAATTTGAGAAGAATCTTAGATTCGTTAAGAAAAAGTACAGCGAAATAGAACAGAAGAGGATTGGACATGCCGTTCAAGCTGAAAGAACTTATTGTAAAGAACTTAAGAAAGCTAAACGGTGGGTTCAGAGAATCTCAGTAAAAGATAGAAATAGTGAAATGGTGCCTCTTAGCTCCTTTGATGGTTTTTCCCTAGAGAAAAACGGGCTAAGAGATGATATGGTGATGGGCGTTGGAAAGATCTTCCGTAAACTCAATAAGTAAATTGGGTTTCGGCCGGTTAAGTTGGTGATAGTGTTAGATTGAGAGTAACATAGTCCATTGTGACGTTAGATGTTTATACTCATTCGGCATTATATTGGCAATACCGAGGGTTAGGTTGTTGAAAGAGGGGATTTAGAAATAAGTCTAGAAGCGAACAACTAGGTAAGGATTGATTATATGATATCCTGTAATGTTTAAGTATATGAATTTAAACGGCCTACTGACTTGCTTTTAGTCTTTAATCCCTGAACCCGGAGAAAAAGGTACTTCTCTCTTTTGACAATAAGATCGAGCTCCCTACGTTAAGGTGAGCTGGTAGAATTGGTCACTTATACCTAGTATGGCGGACGTTCCACTGATTATATATATTGTTCTATATAATCATGATACGTCGGACTAGATAAGGTGGTCTCTAC